CCCCTGCCACAAACTCAAAGCCTGTACCATCTACTTTAGTGACTGCTCTTGTACCATTAATATTAGCTGCAGCTATTCCACCAAACGTTGTAGCATTTGCTATTGTTACCGAGTCGCCTACTGTAAACCCGTGACCAAATGCAAGAACCTTAACTGTGCCACTTGTGTTTGTAGCATCTAATGAATTACTAGCCAATAAGATTGGTGGAATGGGCGCATTTTGTAATGTAACATATCCGGTTGCTGAAATAAATTCAGCACAATCAATAGTGAATGTTAAATCTCTTTCTTGATCTGCCGTCCAAGTCCTACTATTCTGAGATTTAAACAATGAACCTAGTGTAGGCTGTTTAGTAACTCTTAGTTCTGTTGAATTAAGTTTTAAATCACCAGATTTTGCTACATATACATTATAATTTATAGAATTAGCAAGTAGAACAATAGAATATTCCATGTTGCCGTTCAAGTAAACTGGTTCATCAAACTCAAAGTAAGTTACTGCACTAGCATCAGCTGATGTTGTAATAGAACCGGGTAGAAGAACCTTAACTCCATTAGGTATAATCTCATCTGATGATGGAACACCATTTACAGTTGATCTAATTTGCATCATCACAGGAACTGTTGTATCTTTAGTTTGGAACCTAACACCAACTCTAGTTATAAACAAACCATCATTTTCATCAATAAAGAATGTCTGAGCCAAAGGATCTTTGCGGGTTTGATTCCTTGGGTCCAACTGAGGATCAGGTGTTAGACCTGACCTACGGCGTCTACGTCTCCGTGGAGCAACAGGTGGTGGCGGAGCTGATATAGTTAGCACTCTAGTTGTTGTAAATGTTGACTGTCTAGTTTCTAATACACCTGTTGATGAAAAAGGTTCTTTTGCAATTGATGTTGCATTCTCATCTTTAGGTACACTAATATCAAGTAGTTTAAACTCACGTACACCAGTTCTAAACTTAATTGCGTCTGTGGATGGAATAAAGAATGAACCAGTAACAGAACCTGTAGCATCAGTTACTAGTGTTGACTTGCCATCAGGATGTTGAGTTGCTCTATTATGTCTATTACCAAAATCATCAGTAGTAGTGGCAAATCTAGTAAATGCTTCTGATCTTACCCAATCAGCAACTGATTTGTTATTGAAGAAAGCAAAAACTTGAGTATTAGGTTTAAGACCTTGAGCGCGGAAACTAACTTTCCTAGACCGCATAAACGGAATAAATGCAACATCTAGTATACGATCATTCACAAATTCACGAACTGTTTCTGAAGCAACAACTCTATTGACTGCTAATATACTTGTTCGTGCTGCATCTCTAGTTGCTAAATCTTCGGTTGGTGTATCATTTCGTCCAATCCAGTTCCATCGCCATGTATTCCAGAGTAATGCTCCATTATTAACAAGTCTTGATCCACCGTCTTCTACACGATCTGGTAATCTGTCGACTGCAGTCCACTCATCTGATGATGGTGAAAGATCAATAAAACCTTCATTTAGGATAACAGCAAATGGGTTAATATTCATTGCTTCTGTTGCAAGAGGTTGATCAACATAATTTATATTATCATGTTTTAGGTATACGCTATCACCTTTAAGAATTGTATTACTAGATTGATCAGAGTCATAGATCATTCTAAGGTTAGCTTCTTGGAACCAAGGGCGCATAATCTTAGCTTCTGGATCAATAGCTGCATTATAATCAGCAGACATATATGACCTAGATTGATCAGCAAAGTTATCTACAAAGAAACCAGATTTTGTTCTATTATTACTAGTAGCATCAAGAACATTAAATGATGCTGTATCTAATTCAAGAAGGCTTAATGATGTAGCCTCTTCAACTTTATCAATTCTATTTTCCAATTTACCAATATCTTTCATAGTAAATCTTTTAGCTCTGATAGTAGTTGAAGTAATATCAGTATCACTAACTGTATATGGATTCATATCAACATGGAATAAATCCAGAGAATTGTTTGGAGCTGGTGGTAATTGAGGATTAACACTAGCTGCACCACTAATAGCATCAACAAAACTATTTTTATCTATTGTCACACGAACTTTTTTACCGAGATAATACTCTGCATCAAATGTGATGAGACCTGTATTCTTAGGCATCTCATTAATTTTAGCACCTGAACCAAAGTTACCTGAGCTATTAACACTTGAACGGAAGTCTAAAACATTTCTTAGAGATACTGTTGTGCCATTAGATTGTGTATATGATGGAATATCTTCATAGTTGGTTTGACCAGTATAAGAGTTAACCGCAAAGAAATCACCAGATGCACCATGAGTAAAGTGTTTATATCTTACAAACACATCAGCTGTTTGAGTAACTCCGGCTTTCTTAACCATTCTACCATTTAGATAAGCAAAGTCACGTTGACCATTATCTAAGTCATAAGATGTTGTTAGATCAGCGCCATCTGAGTCAGCAAGAGTAACTCTAACTATACTACTAATATCAGCTTTTGTAAAGTTTAAATTACCAGAACCATCTGGTGTAATTGTTTCGGTTACTTCTGTAAGTGACTTAGTTCTAACAGTCCCTGCAGCCTTATTTACATAAGTAAGAATTTCATATGTACCATCTGTAACACCACCTAGTGCACTAGCTGTTGTACCAGATCCATTTGCAGTAAACCCTGTATCTATATCTGAATCGGCTTGTGCTGCAATCCAATCACTAGTATCAGCAAAGGTCTCGCCTGTAGCTGTTAGTGTAATAGAACCTGCTCCACCTGATATAACTGCTGTTCTATACCTTTGTGTTACAAGACTAATATCTGTAATAACTTTTGGTCTATTTCCAGGGACTGGGAACAATAGACTTGTAGATCCTTCATCTTTAAATACTGCTTTGCTGTTTTCAAGAACTAGTGTCATATAATCAGTAGAACCAGTACCAAGTGATTTAGTGTTTCTTTTGTTTTTACCAGAAGCAATTTGTACATCAAACAGATATACTCTATAGTTCGAACCATCTTCCTCTACAGCTCTTACTCTAGCAGTACCTATTAATGCACCAGTACCAGCTGTATTAGGATAAAGATTAATTTGAGCAAATGTATTAATGTTAGGTAAGCCTTTATTAGCAGATACTGTAACATATTGCCCATATGCAGCTGCTGTTACATTATTATTTTCTGTAATAGTTGTTCTTGGTTTACTGACTGAAAGTTTAAGTGGTGAGTTAATAACAGCTCTATAGCCATCTACATATGCAATACCTGGTGTTATATCAAAGTCTAATATACTTTCATCCGAATCACTAGTATCAAAACTAACAGAAAACCTTTTAGCGATATAGTCACCAGACTCTTCACTTGTTCTGATGGCCATTCTGTCTTCTATCTTATTGTAAGAATCTGTACCATCAACTTGTGTAACTACTATGCCATCAACAACTTTAGCAACATATACAAAGTTTTCATCAGCTGCAACATTAGCTTTGTCTGCTATATCAAGTCTAATTCTATATCTATCAGCACCAGGTGCAGATACATTAGGAGTTGCACCAGAGTTATCATATAGTGCAGGGAAATCATTAACACTAACAATATCTTGAGTTACTTTAAATCCAATTACAGCATCTGGATCAGAAGTGTATTTAGATAGAATCATTGACTGTTCTCTTGCATAGACAAAACGATCTATAGCAAAGAAATCACCAGCGTGAATGGATGCTCTAGTACCGGTACCTGTAGCTGGATTAGCAACAGTATTTGTAGATTGTACTGTAAGAGTTTCATCTCCACCAGATAATGTGTCACTTGCAGATACTCTAACAGGAGTTGATCCACTAGTTCCACCTGATGTACTTACATACTTAACATAGATTGTAGCTGGTTCTAAATCAGATACTCTTGCTACGGTTTCAAGCACTTCTACAATAATAGAGTTGGATGCTGAAGTAAACTGTGTTCCAATAATACTTGAACTAGGTAATTCGCCAGTTAGTTTAATAAACTCATACTTATTATTAATAGTAGTACCACCTGGATTAACAGCAGCACCTTCTCTAAATAAATGTCTACCCATCCGAGAAATCTCAGACTGAGTAATAGTTTGCAGTTGCGTTAATTCACGGGCTTGTAGGGCACGTCCATTATTAAAGAGAATCCTATGATAGTTATCACTATCAGCAAAGTCGTCTTTATATGTTGACGCAAAAATGTTTTTTGTAAAATCTATTGCCATGTTTTCCTACACCGATTATAATTGAATAACGATTTTAATGTCTTCTGTTTGTTCTGCAACTCTAGTTACTGCAGCTCTATTATCTATATAGAGAATATCACCAGTTAGTGGGTTAAAATCACCCGCACTATCTGTTGCAACAACACCAGCACCGGAACCATCTGTTTCAGATATTGCTTCTGCGCTTTGGAACGAACCAAATCCTGTTGTCTCATTTTGATGATAATATATATTATCTGAATCTATTTTATCTATATAAGCCAAAGCTAGTGAGTCAGCTCCTAGTATAGTTTTATCTGCACTAAATGATGAACTGATGGCTGATAGATTTAATTTGTTTAATGCATTGCCTGTATTACTTGTTAACTTAGCACTTGCATATGTAAGAGGGTTCTTAATAAGAGCAACTTGACGGAAATCATTTCCGATAACAAAGTCACCTGCTTCAGTACCATCTGGTTTTGCATTGAACATAATTGCTCTTGCTCTAAGATCATCTCTCGGATCTGCACCCATACCATCTTTAGTACCAAAGATAGGCCTTACTGTTGCACCAGTACCACTGCCACCTGTTAATGTGACTTCAGCATAAGTATAGCCAGAACCAAATACTAGGGATCCACTTGAGTCTCTAGCATCAACTTTAGATACAGCTCCACCAGATATAGTGACATCAGCTTTAGCCGATGTTCCGTTACCTGAAATAGTAGCTGTTGGTGTTGAAGTGTATCCAGTTCCACCGGCTGTTACTGTATATCCAATAATCTCTCCACCTATTGCCGCATCTTGTATTCCTTTTTGTTCAGAAATAGAAGCTGGTGAATCAGAATCAACCGAGACAATCTTTGTAACAGGAAGGAAGTTAGATGATAAGAATTTATTGGCTGTTAATGCACCAATAGAATATAAGAATTTCCATACATAACCGTCTGCTGTTTTAAATGCATTGGCGCTAGTCCCTGTTGGTTTAACAGTGGAGTTAACACCAGTTCCCGCCGCATTTCTACCTTGCTGTAGACAAATATATACGTGATTCTCATCAGTAAAGACATAGTAAGACGATACTGGATGTCCTTGAATATTATCATTATAAGAAGAATATATTGCACCAGATGACCAATCTGTCCTTGGTACACATAAAGATTTATCTGCAATGCCTTTTACAGATTGTAAACTCAATCCTAAATTACGTTGATCACGCAAGCTATTCTGAGGAGCAGGAGCAGCATCGGTTTCATTCCAAGCCTCTGATCTTCCTATACCAATAAAGTAATTATTAGCTGCACTATCTACATCTTCAATGATGTTTAGTAGTAATTGTTTTTTGAGTTTATCTGTTATAATAGCTGTCATTGTCTATGTCCTTAAGAAGCAACTGTTTTAGAGGCTAAGTGCCAGTTTGCACCATCCCACATCATGAAACCAGCTTCATGTGCCGCAAATGCTACTGTTGATGGGTTACCTGTACCTACTAAGCTTGTTATTGTTACTGTAGCAGTACCTGTTCCTCTATTTACAAAGTATTTAGTCTCACCAGTAATAACTCCATCTGCCATTGTAATAGCAAGTGCTGATGAAGCATTAAAGATTGTAAGAGGAATTGTTAAGTTTACAGCACCGTCGCCTGTCATAAAGTGTTCACGATGCACAACTTTGTTATTGATATTAACAGCACCAGTACCTTTAGATCCAAGTATAAGACTTACATTAGTATCATCTCCGTCAGCTGTAATAGATGGAGCATTACCAGTTGCAGCATTGGCAACTAATACTTGGTTTACTGCACTAGCAGTTGCTGTTACTTTAATTAACTCTGCGCCATTAGTATCATTAATACTAGCGCCAATCTTACCAGTATTGATAAGAGGTGAAGTTAATGTCTTATTAGTTAATGTCTGTGTATGTGCTTGAAATACAAATGTATCACCACCACCTAATAAAGGTAATGTAACAGTTCTATTTGCAGATAATTCACTTGCAGCAAATATGTATTGATGATTAGATGATGTATCATTAATCTTTGGTGTTGTAAGAACAGCTGATGTTAATGTCTTATTGGTTAGTGTCTGTGTTGCACTATTAGAGATTAGTTCAGTACCCGCTGTAGGTAATGCTAATGATATATCAGCAGATGGGTTACCAGCTGTTAATGTTGTTTCGTGATCATCAACGTTAGTGCCTTCAAAAAGAACACCTTGATCTGTTAATGAAACACCAGCACTTAACTCAGCAGAGTCACCACCGAGCAATTGGTACAGCTCAGCAAAGTTTTGGTTAATCTTTAGACCAGCAACACGTAGTGTATCACCGGTTCCGTCATTAGCGGCTGTGCCTCGGGCTATATCTTGTCTTGCCATTTTAATCTCTATCCAAATCTATTATCTTTATTTATAAGGGTTAGGCTGAGTCTGAGTCATACCAAATGTAATTAACTTCGTCGAACGTATCTAATTCTGTAGACATTCTTGGTGCATATGGATCACCGACTGCTGAGTCTTCATCGAATGTTGGTGAGTTAGTACCAATCCATTCTTCTATAGTATCATAGTTTCTGCCAATCTCTTCAATTGTACGTGTAGCATAATCTTCAACTTGACCATTAAGACTTATACGTGTATCACTATCTAAGAACACACCACGTGGTCTCAGACCAGTAATATCTAATTGTGCTTCAAGCCCTGCTGTAGCAACACCTTCGTATATTGGATCAAACTGATCAGCAATTATAACATCTGGCATAACTAAAAGATCATTAACATTCTGACTTACAAGCTGAACTTCTCCACCAATGTACATACCGGCTGGGTGTACAAATAACTTATATGCTTCTTTCCATTGACTAATAGGAATAGGCGCTTTAACTAATAGTGCATACTTCTGATATAGTTTATCATCAACAAGATACTTGAGTGACTCTGGTCCTATAAGTGATGTATTCTCTCCAACATTAAATATGTTTTCTTTTGTATATACAACATCTGGAGANATACTAAAGAATGATCTAAAGAATTGTTCAATAGAAAAGAGTGTACCCTTTGATCTATATAGTGTGTTAGAATACTTAGCTGCTGATCTTTTATTCTGAAAGCCTTCAAAGTATTGTTGACCTAATAGTAATTCATCTTCAATGAAAGAAAGATTTGAAATGTCTGTTGCTGTAATATCTCTGTTTAGAAATAAGTCATGTATTAATTTTGACGGAGTCTTACCGCTATCTTCCCATTCATAGTAGGCTTCAAGAAAGCTAACAAGTTTAGGATACTCTTCAAGAAAATATGCAGGCAGAACCTCACGAATAGAATGACAATCGTGCAGTAATAGATTACGTCTATTATTATCTTTTAATGTTTTATCTCGTTGTGACATATATTTCTATGTGGTTGTAACCACAACTCCAGTAGCAAAAGATGGACCAGCATCATACTCAAGAATATCATTTCTAAGTGGACTGATGGCTGATTGGTTAGCTGGAACTGCAGTTACTTTAATAAATGCATCTCCACCTATAACAGATTGTATTCTTAATCCAACAATACTTATAACACCTGATTTGTTATTATATGAACCAATGTTATCTGATTCTATTGATTGTTCGCCAAGAGCAACAACTTGAAGTTTATTTGAACCTAGTTTATTTCTAATAATACAAGTTTTACCATTAAACTGAAATGGTGTAGTTGTAATAATATAGTTTACATCATCTGGTTCAGCAATATCAACTGGATACCTTAGAGTATGATCTTGAAGTGTATCTGTTGTAGGAGTAAACCTACGCTGAACTTTAATGTTAGCACGTGAAGATAGAACAGATGTACTAACTTCATCAACGTCAGACAATAAATTTGATCTACGGAATGTCTGGTTAAATTTACCAATGTTACTAGAAAAGTAATTATTAATTTCTGTTTGTACATTATCTTGCACACTGTTTAGAGATAGTGAACCAAGTTTAGGGTTAAACTGGAAGAATATCTCTGTCTCAATGAATGTGGTAACGGGATCTTCAAACTTAATATCAAAGCCCACAACCGATAACTGTTTAGATAGATCAGTAATAGCATCCTTTGTAGTTGTAATAGTATCTGCTGTTATATCTGAATTGAAAACAACGGATAAGAATACTACACCAAACTCTGGTTCTAAGGCGTCTTCTCCACCAAATGCTTGAATGTCTTTGATAAGTGTACCAAAGTTAGATAAAACCAATGTAGAGTAATCAACTGCAGTAACCATACGGTTCTGTGTAGCATATTGAAATGGTGCGTTTTTACGAATGGAAGACATTGTTTCTTCTTCCGCACCACCAATAGAATTAGTAAAGGTAACTGTATTTACATCATAGTCTGAACCTAATACTTGAATCTTTGATTTAGCAATAAATGCACTGGCTCCATTAGCAATAGAACCACTTACTTGTAGATACTCTATAACAATTTTATTACCAGCCTCAGGTGCCGCACCTAGTGTTATACCATCTCCGAATGTTATTTCATAGAATCCATTAGGTGCTTCCTTCATAATGTATAATCGAGTATTGGCATTAATAGTAGATGATTTACCAATATTAATATATGAAGTAAATGCTGTATCAGTTGCTGATTGGTATACTTTAACAATCGCAGTTTCCATATCTATGTTTTTATCAGGGATAACATACACATCGTCTACACTATCTCGTCCTACAAAGAATGTTTTTGTTTTAGCAATACCTTCTTTGATTCCAATGTTAGTTGAACCATCTGGTGTTAAGTATGAATAGTATCCGTAACCATTATCTGTAGCGGTTACTGTCTCTGTAGTCTGAAATGTATACGTTACATCATCTACTGAAGCAGTAAACTTAGTACCACTAGCCAAAGCTAGTGTTGAAGGTCTACCTGATAAATCACCAGTGTTAGTTGATAGTGTAACAGTAGCCATTGAAGCAGTCTTAGATTTTGGAATATAACCAATACCTTCTGCTAATGATACCAATGAACTTCTTAACTGAGCTGTAGAAAGATATGATTCATTCAAAGCAAAGTTAGCAATTAATCCATTATAGTGTGTATTCACAGCAAGAACATCAAGAATATTTGATAAACCAGATGCTTCAAAGTTATAGTCAGCAAACTCGCTCTTAGATGCAAGTTCTGTTTTTAGATTGTTCTTGATTGTATTGAAGTCAAGTTCTGTTGATTTAATTGTTGTAGCCATATTATCTTAACCTCGAAACGATGGTATTGAGTGTAACAGTTTCTTCCGAACTGACTACCTTAAAGGTAATAGTTACAGAAAGTGAATTATTATCTGGTTGTAAATTTACATCTATGTTTAATACTTCGGCACGTGGCTCATAAACATAGATAGCATTTCTAATATTTTGTTTTACGGCACGTGATGCTCTATTATCCGCTAGTTCAAAGAATAAAGATGTTACGTCTGCACCAAATTCGGATTCAAATGGTTTCTCTAGTCTACCAGTTGCAACGATGTTCTTTACTGCTTGTTTCACAGCTGCAGCATCTTTTTTCTTATACACATCACCACTCGGACGATTTGCAAATGATAAGTCTATATCTAAATAGTTGAGCTTACGAGATGTAACCACACTAGACGTATTTAGATCCTTATCCTCTATTGAAAGTATGCGAGCCATTAATTATCCTTAAACCTATTGCTTTTATTTATAAGA